GCGCTCCACAGCAATTGTATGACCAGAACCTGCTTAAACAAGCGAAGGCAACCATGAGTGAAATGCAGTTTACTAGGGAATTTGGCGCACAGTTTATAGACGAGAGTGATGGATACTTTAGGTTATCCAAGATGGCTGCTTGCACAATACCAGATGGAGAATTCCCAGCCGTAGAAGTAGTCGGTAACCCTAGTGATGAATACCTGCTTTCCTTTGACCCCAACTGGGCGGGTAACACCAGTGCAGACCACTTTGCAATGCATGTGTTTAAAATCGACAGGGATGCTCAAAAAATCTGCCTTGTTCACAGCTACGCGATTGCAGGGGTTTCCCTAAAGCAGCATATGAGGTATTTCCTCTACCTAATAGAACATTTTAATATTGTTGGTATGTGTGGGGACTACAACGGTGGAGTGCAGTTCATCAACTCTTGTAACGAGAGTCAACTGTTTAAAAACGCACAAGTAAAAATTGGAGTGCTTGATATAGAGCTTGAGAAGTCAGAGAATTGGCATTCAGATATTTTGCGTTTCAAGAATGAATACAATTTGCGTGAGAAAAATTACTGCATCTTAAGAAAACCCACCGCCAACTGGATTAGGAATGCCAACGAGATGCTGCAAGCAGCTATAGACCATAGAAGAATTTTATTTGCTTCAAGGGCAATAGACGCTCATTTTGACGAACAGAGAAAAAAGAATTTGCCAGTTGAAGAGATTAAATGGGACATGAAAATGAACGCATCTTCAAAAGGGGCAAAAATGATTGACCTAATTGATCACCAAAAGTCTATTGTGGAAATGACCAAAGCTGAATGTGCCAACATAGAAGTTTTAACAAACCCTCAAGGCTCTCAGTCATTTAATTTACCACAAAACCTGAAGAGGCAAAAGGGGCCGCATAGAGCACGAAAAGACTCGTATTCAGCCTTAGTATTGGGTAATTGGTTTGCAAAAGTATTTTTTGATGCAGAGGGAGCCACCGTAGAAAAACAGGTGGAGTCCACATTTATCCCATTCACTATTTGAAAAGTTTAAAAGTTACTTTTATAACTTTAGTGTAACTTTCAATATGCCGCGCAAATATACTAAACGTTCCGAATACTGGGAAAAATTTAAAAATAAGTCTCGACCCCTCGCAGATGTAACAGCTTCTGATGACAGCGAGGTAGAGCCAGAGCTAATAGGGGAGGGGATTTATCAAACCGTTCAGGCTTCTAGATTGGACGCGCCTACTCGCAGGACTGCGGCCAGAACAAATAGGATCGCAACAAATCCTGTAGCTAAGAAATATGCAAATATTGATGAAGGAATTTTGCCACTTCAATATTCTAAAGACGCAGTTGACGCAAGGGAGGCTATTCTTCTATGCCAAAAAGCTTATTTCAACATAGCTACATTTAGAAGCACTATAGATTTACTTTCTGAATTTGCTGACTCTGAGATATATCTAGAGGGCGGCACAGCTAAATCCAGAAAATTTGTTAATGCGTGGTTTAAGAGGGTTAGAATGTTTGACCTAAAATCACAATACTTTAGAGAATACTATCGTTCTGGAAATGTTTTCTTGTATCGTATTGATGGATTGATACCACTAAAGAATTCTCAAAAGGTTCTAGAGACTTATGGGGCAAGCTCTAGGACAAAGATTCCTATCAAATACATGGTAATTAACCCCACAGATGTAGCAACCAAAGGTTCTATTTCTTTTCAGGAATATCAGTATTTTAAGGTTCTTACGCCATTTGAGATTTCAAGATTGAAAAACCCCCAAACTGAACACGAATTTGAATTGCTTAACTCATTACCCGAAGAGGTTCAGATGCGACTCAAGAATACAGGTGGACGAGGCTCAACATCAGAAAACATACATATTAAATTAAATCCTGATTTTCTGCATGTTATTTTTGCCAAAAAACAAGACTATGAGCCAATGGCAGTTCCTACAGGATTTGCTGTTCTTGACGACCTCAATAGAAAGATTGAATTAAAGAAAATAGATCAAGCTATTAGCCGCTCTATTGAAAACGTGGTTCTACTTGTAACAATGGGCAATGAACCCGATAAGGGTGGAGTTAACCACAAGAACCTTGCTGCCATGCAGCAAATTTTTAGAAACCAAAGCGTTGGTCGAGTTCTTGTTTCCGACTATACAACTAAAGCTAATTTTGTTATTCCTGACATCAATAAGGTTGTTGGCCCTGCCAAATACGAAACTCTAAATAAAGATATCGAAGAGGGCTTGCAAAATATTCTAATTGGTGACTCCAAATATGCTGATGGAAAAATTAAGATGAAAGTTTTTTTACAGCGTTTAGAAGAGTCCAGAAATCTTTTCTTGAATGAATTTTTAAACCCAGAGATAACAAGGGTGTGTAAGGCCGCTGGCCTTCGATCATGGCCACAAGTGAAGTTTGCAAAGAGCGATACACTTGACGACGATAATCTCGCAAAACTTGCGACACGTTTGATGGAGTTGGGTGTGTTGACCCCAGAGCAGGGAATGAAGGTTGTTCATACTGGTACTTTTCCCGAAGCCAAAGACATGGACTCGGCTCAAGACAAATTCAAAGATGAAAGAGAAAAGGGTCATTACTTGCCTCTTGTTAATTCTATTAACCTCTACGATCAAGAAGAAGGGGAGGAAGCTCCACAAGGGGGTGGAGGAGACCCAGAACCCAAAGACGCCCAAAAAATAATTTCTCCTTCAGGCGGCAGACCAATCGGAGTTTCTAACTCCAACACATTTTCAAAAAAGAATATTGTTGAAGCAACCAAACTAGTCGATGAATTTGAGCTTAGAGCTTTAAGGGATTTTGCCGTCAAATACGGTATGGATGAATTAGACGAACAAAAAGGAGACCTTGTAACGCAGGTTTGTGAATCAATCATTTTAGCTAAAGAAACAGAAGATTGGGACGCAACTTTGGCAGAAGTTATAGATAATCTAGACACACTTACCGACTTGGATATTAGCAAAAAAGTGCTTGAGGTTGGGGCTGCTCATCAACTTGATGATCTTTCATCTGCAATTTTATATCATTCTACTAAAATTCAGGTGTAATAGAAACTATGGATAACTATGACGTTTGCCAATTCATAGGTAAAATTAAACCAATTAACCAAGAGGAATTTGACGCTTTCGGAATTTCGAAGGGGTCTATTTGGGAAACAGCAAAATCTTTGCTTCCCCCTGACTTTGATCCCAAGCAAAACATTGACGTTTTGCCTGTAGTATTTAATTTAGCCACCGTTAATGAATTCAATAAAAATGGAGATGGAATTGATAGTAAAACAGCGATTGCTGCCGTAAAGAGGTTTATCAACAAACCTATCAATATTGAACACAAGAAGGATAAAATTGTAGGGCATATTATTAACGCCTCCTTTTCCGAAGAGGAATTTGATTTTCAAAATAATGACATTGAGGCTTATGCAGACAAAAAGAATCCATTTTATATAACCGCTGCTGGTTTAATTTACAAACAAGTATACCCCAAGCTTGCGGAAGCAATTATGGAATCCTCGGACAAAGACGAAGATTCTTACCAAAGCATTTCTGCCAGTTGGGAAGTGGCGTTTAGGGATTACGAGATTGCTCGCGGCTCTCAAAAATTAAATGAATCAACTATCGTTTCAAAGGCAGAAAAAGATGAGATGTCCAAGTATTTAAAGGGCATGGGGGGACAAGGTGAAGACGAAGATGGAGTGCCTGTTAATAGGTTAATTGTAGGGCAAACGTTTCCATTAGGCGCGGCGCTAACTACAAATCCAGCCGCAAGAGTCAAGGGAGTTTATCCTTCGGCAATGTTTGACGGGGATAAAAAAGATAAAAAAATTTCCCGAAATGCTAATATTAATGTAAGTTCAGACAAATTTAAAACTATTTTTAATATGGAAAAAGAACAATTTAACGAATTGATGTCCAAGGTGGCTGAAAGTGTAGCTTCCGTCGTCAGAAAAGACTCGGAGGCTAAGACCATCGGTGAAATTATGCGAGACGCACTAACAGAGCACAGCGAATCTTGGAAATCCAAGGTTTCTCTTGAAAAAGAAGCTAAAGAAAAAAGTGAAGCAGAAATCGCTGAACTCAAAGCCTCGTTGAAAGAAACGAAAGAAGAACTGGAAAAACTTAAGAGTGAGGCTTCCGCAAAAGCCGCAGTTGATCTTTTCAATGAACGCATGAATAACATTGATGCGGAGTATGATTTTAATGAAAAAGAGCTTGGGTTCATAACTGCCGAAGTTAAGGAACTCGATTTTAGCGAAGAATCTTTCGCAGAATACAAAGAAAAGCTTGCAATCGTCTTTAGCCACAAAGCAAAGGCAAATATTGAGGCTCAAGAGGCCGAAATTGAAGCAAGAATTCAAGAAGCTATCGCCAAAAGGGTCGAAGAGGGGGAAGACGAAGAGGAAGAAGGAGAGGAAGACGGCGAAAATGAAGGAGGCGAAGAGCTTGAGGTTGAAGGTGGAGACGAAGCAGAGGCTTCCCTACCCAACAACAATGCTGAAGCCAGCACACCAATTTCTTTTGTCGAAAGACTGAAGGAGAACTTCTCAGTAGAAGTTTCAAATTAACAAACTATACTTATTAAATTATGGCTAACGAAATTACACGTTTACTGCCCTTTCGTCAATATGATGATAATGATGTTATCAATTTTTATTCTCTAGACACGATTACGGGCGAAGCGGGTTCTTTGGTTAAGGTTAGCGAATGCGACCTTGACAAACAACCCGTTGAGTATACCACGAGGGGCGATTCCGACTCTTGGGTAGAACAACAAGGAAACGCGCTTTCTCTTTATCCGCAGGTTCCCTATAAGGTGACAAAATGTACCACTACTGGTGCTGCTGTTCATCCTCTCGGGATTCTTTTGCGCGATGTTCGTTCTAAGGACGAAAATGGAGAGAATTTGCTGTATTATCCTGAAAAAAGGGAAGAGCTTCAGTGCGTTGTCTCAGGCGAGGCAGTGCCAATTGCTACTAAGGGTGTTTTCACTCTTAATGTAAGGGGCTTGACTAATGGAGTGCTTCCAGCACTTAATGATGTCGCTGAACCAAGCTTGAACGGAACACTTACTGGTGTTACTACTACCGTAGTTAACCACCACATCCGCAAAGCGCACGGAGTTGGCAAGTTCATCGGAACTGGATACCGCGAGTCTCTGTCTAGCACAGATGCTTTCGCTGGTAATTATGCAATCCTTAAACTTGACTGTCGCTAATCTCAACACCTTTTAAGAAAATGAAAATTACAATCAAAAGAACCGACGATCAGGTTGCCCTTGTGCAAGCAATGGGCAGCAACAATCGTGAGGAAGCTTATGAGGCTCAAGCAGCGGTTGCCGAACTTATCGGCCCCGTGGTAGATGAGGTGATCAACAATGCTCCTACTGTGAGCAACTTGTTTACTACCCTTACTTACCAGTGGGATGACAACCCTTCTTTGCCACTCGATCTTTTCCACGATATCACCGACGAGGATTACATTCAAGTCTATTCTCAAACGGTAGCTGGTGGGCTTCCATACAACCAAGTGTTCCCTGCTCACAACGAGCTTAAGTTCACGACTTACAATCTTGACAGTGCTCTTGCGTTTGATCGCAAGTATGTCCGTAAGGCGCGACTTGACGTTGTTAGTAAAACATTCACTCGGATGGCCCAAGAAATTCTGCTTAAGCAGGAGCGTACCTCATTTAACGTGATCGCTACCGCCTTGGTT